CTTATGAAAGAGTTTATATCTGGTGGATCAGTCGGAAATTCTTTTTTCCAAACATCATAGTAGTACATATACCATGTTCTTAATTTTTCTCTATATTCACTTGTGACATCTTGTTGAGAATCAATCCACGCATCTAACTCATTTTTTAACATTTCCCAATTCTTGTTGATGTTTTTTCTTAGATCTTCGCCTCTACCAAGATATTCTTTAGTTTGTTTTTCAATATCAGCTTCAACCTCTACAGCATCAGTTTCTCCAACTCCATATTCTGCACCAGGATCAAACATGATGTCAGTTCTTTTCTTTTGTCTAACTAATTCTTCTACTTTTTTCTTATCGCCTAATGCGGAAGCTTTAAGTATTTGTTGTTCAAGATCACCTGATTTATTTGCTTGATATGCTGCACCACCAACTGCTACAGCTGCAGTTCCAACAACTAAAGCGCCAACAGGATTCTCGACAGCAAGTGCTCCTAACCATCTAAGCCCCTTAGCTCCAGCTTGAACTAAAGAAGACCCTATGTCAGCAAGTGCCCTCATTATTGTACCAAAATTTAAAGTTAATATTCCTGTGATTATCCCTAGTGCACTTTTAAATGTGCTTCCTAAAAGATTAGAAAAAATATCAAATATACTTTCTTTTTTATCTTTACTCAATTTCTCTAAAATACTGTCTAGCTTTTTATTTAAATCTTCTAAAGCATATTTCTTTTCAGCTTCTTTTGCTTCTTTTGTTTGGTTGTCTTGTTCTTCACTTTTATTCTTTATAAACTTTACGTCTTTCGCAAGATCTACTAATTTATTTGAATTTTCTTCTTGTATTTTTTTAATTTGTGATAGAACTCCTGACGGTGACATTCTTTCACCAGTCATTTCTTGATTGTCTTTCTCTACTGTTACTCTAGGATTAATTAGCTTGTATTTTTCTTGCTGTACGTCTTTACTTTTAGAAACTCTTTCAGAATTAATATTTTTAATTATTTCTTTAATGTCTTTTCCGATTTCATTAGAATTCTTCTCAATAGTCGATATTCCACTTGTATTCTTTTTAAGATCATTTCTGATTTCTTTTAATCCACCTTCAACCATTTTATTAAATGATGAGAATTTACCATCAGGAGTTCTGTAGGTTTCTTTTTTATCTTCTTTTTTGTTTTCTTTTTTTGGAGCTTCTTCTTTACTTTTTGCAGACGTTTTTCTGGTGTATGTGACTCTTTCGCCAACCAACGACTTCATAATATTGTTTCTAATCTGTTCAGCAATTTCTTTGGCGTCTTTGACGTCAATATTTGGATCTTGTTGTCTAATTGTAGAAACAAGAGATTTGATAGAAAAACCTGTAGCCGTAGCCATTTACTTACCTTCTAGTCTTTATCTGCATTTCTCTCAGTTTTGCCGCTTCTTGTTCTTCTTTAATTTTATTGGATAACATTCCAATATAAATGTCTTTTTCCCAAGGAATCATATCATCGAAAATTCTAAAATCAATTTTATGGTGATAAAGGAGAGAGAAATTTAAACTGTAATAGTCCTTTAACCCATCATTACCAAAGCTTAGATAAAAAAATCGTTGAGACCCTCCAGCACAAAGTTGTGCTTAAATCCGCATTTTGGACATTCTTTATCTAATTCTTTTCTAACTATCGGTATATTATTGAAATATTTAGTTATAAGCTCATATTTTTCAGGAGGAAGCTGCACTATAAACTCTATCAATTCCTCCAATGTAGCATCTTTAGCGTAGTACACATTTTCTTTTTCAAAAATAAAATCAATACACATTGCTATAGATTTGAATTCTGAGTTTTCAACATTAGCGTCAACATTTGCAATACTTTCCACTATCTCGAATGTTGGCAACTTCATTTGTATCCCGATGTCATCAGAGATCATAATTCTATTGTTATAATCCTGATTTGCCACTGGAACTTCTAGTAGGTTAATTGAGGATTCAATAACCATTCCGCATTCTTTTTTCTCTTCTCCATCACCAACCAAATTCTTACATTTAAAAAAGACATCTAGATTTTCTCCCATTGATCTGGCTCTGAAATTCAGAAATAGAATTTCAATATCGACCGATGGTAGAGCATCAACGTCAATTGACTGATCTAGCAAACAATTTTTAATTATTGTTTTTGTAATTTTAATTGATTCTTTTGGATCTCTTTCTTCTACAATCTGCAGCATCAATTTTTGTTCTTTAACCAGAAATGGTCTAAACATCACTGGTTCTTTTATAGAAAGCAATTTTGCCTGATATATCGGAGTTTCAATTTTTGGCAATTTCATATAGTCACCTTATTTTATTTAATTGTCGGAGGAGGAGAAAAGTTTAGGGTAGATGGGTTGATAGCTGGAATTGATACAGAAGGAGAAACAGAACCATTTAAGCCAGCATTAGGATTAGATGATTTTCCTTCAGGAATATTAATTCCAGATCCAACTGGGAAATTCGGATTAGCATCAGTGAATCCAGTTCTCCATTTCGTATAAGCAAAAGTTACTTGGAGTTCATGTATTCTGTCTTCTTGCCAGTTTAATCCCATAGCATTTATTGAGATTGGAAATGCATCAAAAAGTTTAATTATGTAATTTGGTTGTCCAGAGTTCGTATAAGCAGTTATTGAAATATCTGTCATAGAAACAGGCTGATTGTTTTTGTCTCTTGGATAATTTAAAAGACCGCTTTGAAAATCAAGCATATAACTAAGCCAATATTCAAAATAATTCTTTTCAATCATATCACCGAAACAATAGAATGTTAGAGTGATTGGATCAAATGTTGGAAAATGTGCAACTCTTTGTGTGAATGCATTATGTCTAAATTCAATAGGATGTAGATTTACACCTGGTAATTCGGCAGTATGACATGCGAACTGTAGAGATGGTGATGTTAGCCCAACTCCAGCATAATTTTTTATACATGGAGGATTAGGTATATTGACTAAGAATTTACATGATTTTGAAAATTCTGATCTATTGTCTAGTTCGCTAAACAGTCTAGCTATGTTTGATATATTTTGGTTTGTTTGACTAGATGGAGCTTGGAAATTTGCTGATGTGTTTTGATTGTTTCCTAGAATTGCCCCCAATAATGATTGTGCTGCTCCAGCCAAAACAGGATTTCTTATATTTCTCGTAACCGAACTTTCTATGCTTCCTGTAATGTTATTGATATTTTGTTGAATAATTGTATCAGGATTAGTGATACCAACAGGATTTAAATTAATAGCCATTAGAATTGCCTTAGAGATTGACGTTGGACTTTAGTTGCTGTGGCTCCAATAAATTGTTCTGCTGGTAGGAAAATTGCAATTTCCCAATCGTCAGGTGCAACCTCAACAACTTTAGAATCTAAATGAGAATACAGATATCTTTTTAGACATGGAGCAAATTCTTTATATCTTCTTGTACCGCTTAAGATATTATAACTGATTCTCATTCTTGTTGTTTCATCAAAATTCTTATTGTTTAAAAGACCATAAAGTTTGTCTAATAAAGCTAAACGATGTTTTGATGAAATGTAATGTAAATTTAAACCAAGAAACCCATCACTGTAATTTTCAATTGGAATCACCAATGGGAAACGATCATAGTATGGAAGTACATCTTTTAATTTTGGATCATAGGAATAGAAATACATCTTTCCTACAATAATTCTTTTTGCGAATATGTTATCGGTTGCAGATAGAATACTTCTTCTGCTGGTTTGAAGAGTTCTTACGTTTCTTCTGAGCCAGTCTCGAGCTTTTTTGGTTCTGACTTGGATGTTCTCCTTCGCCAGATTATCCCTTACTTTTTCTATTAGACTTGCCATCAGGTATTTTTAACTCTCTTTCTGTAATAATTTCAAAATGCCAACCGCGATCAGCGCAAAACTCTCTGGCGGCTTTAAACTTGGCTTCATTCACTCCCCAAGTCGCAACCTCATTAATGAAGCTTCTGGTCACCTTTTTTGGCTTCACAGGCGGCTTGGTTTGTTTCTCGGGTTTAATCTCAATCACAAACCTTTTGATACTTCCGTCTTTACCTTTTATCTTAGCTACAAAATCGGGAAAGTATCTATGATATTTATTGTCTAGAGGGGAGATATATGGAATGATCAGTTCTTCGTTTGACCATTCAACAACGTTTTCGTTATCGTCAAACCATTCCATAACCTTTCTTTCCCAGAGACTTCTGTACCAAATATTGGAGACGTCTCCATAATACTTTTTCTGGTTTCTGGGATGAAAACGACCTGAGTATGCCATATAAATAGTCCAATAACACTAAAGCTTATTTATAGCTACAGGTATCATAATGGGATTATTCTCAGGTATTTCACTAAGTTCAATTGTTTCGCAGGGAGTCCAAGAGGGATTACAGGCTAGTTCTGTCGCTCCAAGTTATCTTAGCGGTGTGTCTCAAATAGGCACGGCTACTGTTAAACAATCAGTTGTTTCCTCGATCAATCCTTTGAATACTGGAGCCACACAATTATCAAATTTAAACGATCCGACAAAATCATATAATGTTCTTCGTTACCCACTAGAAGTTCTAGGAAATAGTTTAGAAAATCCACCGCATGCTGTGATGTTTTATGTTAATCAACCTATTACCTCACATTATGAACCTGCCAACAATGGAGCAGTTTCTAATGCCACCAAGAATGCTGCGTTTGTTTCTAAATCTTTAAACACGACAGGTAGTGCGTTGAGTGGAGTTAATGTAGACACAAGCAGTTTGACTGGTGCTGCAACTTCAATAGCGAGTAGCGCCGCAGATGTTGCTCAGCATATAGTCGCAGCAACATCTGCATCAAAATTACAACCATCAACTGTAAGAATTAAACAGGCAATTGCTCTTTATATGCCAGATACGGTAGTTGCAGGATTTCAACATAATTGGGACACTGTAAGTTTAACTAATCAATTGGGATCAATAGGAACAGCAGCTTTCGCTATTGCTGGTATAAGCGATTTGTTAAATGGTGGTAGTTTGTCAGATTTTGCAAAAACAAGCAACTGGAGACAAGTTCCAGAAGCTATAGCCAATAGTCTAAGCACACCACAAGAACTTGAGGCAGCAGGTGCAGTTTTAAATAGATTAACAGGAAGTTCAGATTGGGGTGCAATTGTAGCAGGTTCAAAAGGCTATGCGGTTAACCCTCAAATTGAAATGCTCTATCGTGGAACCGCTAACAGACAATTTATTTTTGAATTTAAATTCCAACCAAGAAGTTCAGCTGAGGCTCTTCAAATTAATGGAATTATAAAAGCATTCAAACAATATGCTGCTCCTACATTGATTACTGGAGATCAGAGTTTCGGTGGAAGATATTTTATTCCTCCATGTCAATTTGATATTGAATTCTTATTCTCGAATTCTCCAAATGCCAATTTGCCAAAAATATCAACTTGCGTTTTAGAAGACATACAAGTCAATTATTCTGAATCTGGTCAATTTGCAACATACTCTGACGGTATGCCTGTAAGCATTGGAATGCAGTTGAGATTCAAAGAAGTGGATATTATTTACAGTCAATTGATAGATCAAATGGGATACTAATGCAATACTTTTCAAATTTCCCCACAACACTATACACATTTGATCCAAATTTAAAAAACGTATTTAACGTTACAAACATATTCACACGTGTTAAATTTCTAGATAGCATTTTAAACAACATAAATGTGTATTATGCATACACTATGCAAAATCATGACACCTTTGAGAGTATCGCATACAAATATTATGGCGACGCCAACAGATATTGGATTATTTTGTTTGCTAATTTAATTCTTGATCCGCAATATCAAGCCCCACTAAATGATATTTCTTTTCAGAACTATATTGTAAACAAGTATGGCAGTTTAAGTAATTCTCAAGGCACACTAGAACATTATGAGAAAGTTAAAAAAGTTCTTTCTGTTCCATACGGGCAAATGCAACAGTCTACAGTAACAACTTCTAAAACATATTATGCAAACACAATATACTCTATAACTGATGAAGTTTCTGGAGAGATAATAACGAATTTGCCAACTTTAGCGCATCCAACTCTACAATTAACTTCACCGCCTTCTGTGACCGTTGGTAATACAGCAGTTTCTACCACAATAACTTTTAATGCTGTTTCAGCTTATGATTCTGAAGTTATGGTGAATAATTCAAGAAGAAATATACAACTTCCTAAAAAAGAATACGCAACTCAAATTGAGGATGAGCTTGTTAATTTATTGAGAAAATAATTCATGTCAACTCAAACAGTTCCAACAGATCAAATTAATGGCGTAACACAAACCAGTGACTATACTTTATCGGTATCATTAGCCACTGGTTCAGGACAGCTGCAAGATATAACTCCTCTAATAATGAAGTTTAATTTGTACGAAAGTTTATTTTCTCCATGTATGACTGGGGAAATGGAATTTGGTGACGGTTTGGATATAATTACAAATTTTTCTCTAAACGGAAACGAGTGGGTTTATGTAAAATTAGACAAACCATCTTTAAATAAACCAATTCAAAAAGCATTTAGAATATACAAAATTTCTAATCGCCAAACATCAACACAATCTATACAGAATTATATTATCCATTTTTGTTCTGAAGAATTAATTCTTTCTTCTCAAACATATGTTAGAAAATCATATAATGGAAGTGTTGATTCTATGATTAAGAATATATTAAATGATTATTTAAACGCATCGAGCAAAATAAACAATAACAATTTTATAAAACCTTTAGGAAATTACAGTTTTGTTATTTCTAGAATGAGACCGTTTGAGGCTATAAATTGGTTAGCAACAAGATCTTTTGGCAGCAATGAAAACTTATACTTTTTTTATGAAACTGCAGATGGATTCAATTTCTCTTCTTTTGAAAATTTAATTAATACCGAAACATATACATCATATTTTTGGGGTCCAAATATTAAACATGATCCATCTACAAACTACCAAACAATTTTATATTTTAAAATAGATAACGATTTTGATATTCTTATGGGAAATAAGATGGGTCAATTTTCTTCCTCTCTTTACAATTTAGATATAGTTAAAAGAACTTATTCTAAGACAACTTGGAATGGAAATTCTTATGACGAAAGCAGATTGTTAAACACTTATTTGCCAACAGATCAAACTAAAAACAGAATTGGTAAAAGCCTTTTTGATAATCCTGACGCAGTAGCCAAATATATGATCACTAGCGATGCGGATTCAACTACTAATCCTATTCTGCCTCAAAATTGGCTGCTTCAAAATTATGTAAAGAGCGCTCAGTTGAGAGGGTTGAAATTCACAATAGTAATTCCAAGTGATTTTCAAATAAGAGCAGGAAGAATTGTTACTCTGAATATGCCAGCTGGTGTACCTCAAGATGCAAATTCTTCCGAAAGAAGAGATCTATATAGAACAGGATCATATCTGGTAACTGCAGTTCGCCATGGTATTACTGATCAAATTTCTTCTACTACTTTAGAATTGTTATCGGATTCTTTCAATCAACCGTTACCAAATCCTGTTGACAATTCAGCACCTCTACAACAATTGAAGGGATTATAATGTCTGAACAAGAAAAATATTTTGCTGGGCTAGACCCATTTATATGGTGGATTGGTGTTGTAGAAAGCCGTCAAGATCCTCTTGCACTCGGTCGCTGTCAAGTTAGATTTTTTGGATACAGTAACGATTCTTTGACTGATATTCCAACATCAATGTTACCATGGGCACACCCAGCGCATTCTTTAAACGATGGAACTTTTGCGACACCAAAAGAAAGCGATGTTGTCTTTGGCTTTTTTGCTGATTCTTACAGCAGACAGCAACCAATTATGTTGGGAGTTATTCCTGGATATTATACTAATCCGAATAACAAAGGCGCTGGATATAATGATGTTAGAGATGATAAAACAGTATCCTCAGCACCAAGACCAGTAAAGTCTAGACAATATAATACTGATGGAACTGGAATTAAAATATCAGAAAATACAAACACATCAACATTAAGATATCCAAGGGATTATCAAGTAAAGAATGCTTCTATTACTTCTTTGGCAACAAACCAAGCTGGTAAGATTCCAAATAATTCTGAGACTGTTAATGTTATGATTGACAGAGCAAAGAACTTAGATACAAATGTTCCGACTGCCGCTGGAATTTCTTGGAATGAACCTGCTTCTCCATATCAGCCGAAATATCCATACAATCAAGTTAAAGAAACAGAGTCTGGGCATGTATTTGAAATGGATGATACTTTTGGGCATGAGCGTGTTTCTTTGATGCATAGAACTGGAACTTTTATGGAAATGTATCCAGATGGTTCTAAGGTTCAAAAAGTAACCAACGCCAACTACGAAATTGTAATGGGTAGTGATTTTGTTCATATTATGGGATTATCCAATAAGACTGTAAACGGCGACCTGAACGTTTTAATTGGCGGTCAATGTAACGTACAAATTTCTGGAACCACAACTATAACTGTGGCGAATGGCGATATTAATATGACTGCACCTCAAGGTAATGTAACCATAGCTGCAGGACAAACTCTAAGTCTACATGGTAATCAAATAGACATATCAGCTTCAACAAGTATTAATAAGTCGGCTGGTTCCACAGTCGGCGTTAATGCTCCAGGTGGAATGCATATGATAAATGGAGACATTACAACAGGAAATAATTTAAGTAGCGATAATGGCTTTAGCGGTACACTTACTTCCGTCACAGGAGCGCAATATCATTTCGTTAATGGAATTTGCGTCAATAAGAGCACATAAGGAATTTATAAATGAGCGAGAATAACGGTTTACTTCCAGTAAACATTAAACATTTAAACGACATAGCCACTGGCTTAGATAATATGGCAACCTCGAGTTGTGATACAATTCAAGCTGCCATCAATCGTCAGTTAAAAGGTGTGGAAGATCTTATTGCTGATATGGTTAGAGAGATTAAATCTTTATCTCAATGGGCAGATTTAATAGATTTTAACCCATTCTCATTTATTAAAAAGTTCATTAAAAAAGTTATCGGTCCACAGTTAGACGCAGCTATCAAATATGCTGTCCAATTAGCTTTACTTTTAGCGGCAGTTATAAAAATTGCTCAAGCTGTTCAAAGATTGGCTGTAAAAATAATCGGCTGTACAGTTTCAGCTTTTAGCCGTTTGACAGCTGTTGTTGGTAAACTTACTTCGGCGCTAAAAGCTGCACTGGCAAATGTTCTTAATATAAGAAATAAATTTAAGGCTGCAGTTGCTGCAGAAGTGAACGGTATCATAACTTTTGTAAACCAAGCTAAGGCGAATGCAATTGCAGAAGTCAACGCTGTCCAGACCCCAAATTTTGGAGACGGAAAGGGATCTACAGTCAACTTTAAACCTGCTATTGTTCCTTCTTCTTCTGGCACTCAAGCGGTTGGACCAAGTTAAATAAATAATAAAAATGGCAAAATCAAATACAATAACTACAACATATAGTGATTTTAATGTTAATTTTAACGTTAATCCGATCACTGGGGATCTATTAAAAGTTACTGGAACGAATAGTGTCGTCCAGTCGCTTATGAATTTGGTGCAGATTAATTATTTTGAAAAGCCATTCCACCCTGAAATTGGTTCAAATATTAGAGGATTGCTTTTTGAACAAATGGATCCTTTGACATCAAACGCTTTATCTAAAGAAATAAAAGTTCTTGTTGAAAATTTTGAGCCTAGAGTTAGTATTAATAATGTGATCGTGCAAGCTGATTATGATACTAACGGATATAATATTGAAATCGATTTTGAGATTTTATCAGTGAATAATACATTTACAATATCAACATTTCTGCAAAGGCTGAGTTAATGGCTAACAATACTTCACAAATTCAATTAACCTCTTTAGATTTTGACACTATAAAGCAAAATCTGGTTACATATTTACAGAGTCAATCTCAATTTGCAGATTATAATTTCCAAGGTTCGGCTTTTAATGTTCTTTTAGACATTCTTTCATACAATACATTCTATAATGCATTTTATATGAATATGATTGCCAATGAGATGTTTTTAGATACAGCCGTCTTAAGATCCTCAGTTGTTTCTCAAGCTAAAGCTTTAGGATATACTTCTAGATCTTCTATTGCTGCACAAGCAATTTTAAATGTCACTGTCACAAAAGCTCCTGGTGATACAACAACCTCTTTATACATTCCAAGATTCACACCGTTTGTTGCTGCAAGTTTAGGTGGAGCAACATACACTTTCTACACAGTAGATGATACTGAAAATGTTGCGAACACTGGATCAAATTTCATATTTAACAGCACTGTTGTTAAAGAAGGTGTTCCAGTAATCAAATCTTTCAATTATAGTGTAGCAGAAAACCCATCTCAATATTTTGATTTGGTTGATCAGAATATTGATATTTCAACTCTACAGGTTATCGTACAAGCATCAACAACTAATCCTTCATATAATGTGTTCACTTTGGCTGAAGACGCGACAACTGTTACTGCGAACAGCAATGTGTATTTTGTTGAGGAAGGTTCAAATTTAAATTACTTAATTTATTTTGGAGATGGAGTAATAAGTTCAAGTCTAGTTGACGGAAATATCGTAACCGTTTCTTACTTGGTGACGAACGCTGATAACGCAAACGATTTACAATCATTCTCAATGCAGGCAACTCTATTAGATGGTTCGACATCATCAGTTGTCACTGCGACGCCTTCTTTTGGTGGAGAACCGATAGAAAGTGTTGCAAATATAAAATTCAATGCTCCTAAATCTTTTATTGCTCAAAACAGAATTGTCACTAAGAATGACTATATTACGATTATCAATAAAAATTACCCTTATTTTGATTCAGTTACCGTTTGGGGTGGTGAGGAAGAAGTTCCACCAGTTTATGGTCAAGTGTTTATTTCAGCTAAACCAAAAAATGGATATGTCACAACTACATCTCAAGTAGACTATCTAATCAATGATATTATCAGACCATTTAGTGTTTTAACAGTTACTCCAAATTTTGTAAATCCAGATTACGACTTTTTAAACTTTAATCTGACTGTAAATTATGATCCTTCTCAAACAACACAGTCACAACAAAATCTTATTTCTTCAATCGTCAATACTGTTTACAATTTCGCAAATACAAATTTAAACACATTTAATTCATCATTCCAGTATTCAAAATTCCTAGCTGCAATTGACGGAACAAACCAAGCAATCCAGTCATCAACAGGAACAATTTATATTGAGAAACGATTCTCTCCAAGTATATTAGAATCTGAAACATATACTATTAAATTTGGAACTTCTCTACATCATGGAATTTCTAACGACAGATTATACTCAACAGGCTTTATTCAATTAGATTCAAGCGGTAACGAACAAGAATGTTACATTGAAGAAACTCCATTTGATTTCGGAAGTATTGAAAGTGTAACAATTAACTCCCCAGGTTATGCATACACAACAGCACCAACTATCACGATTGAAGGTGATGGTCTAGGTGCAAACGCATATCCTATTATTGTTAATGGTCAAATTAATTCTGTCGTAGTTGATGTTGCAGGTAACAACTATACGACAGCAGCAATCACATTATCTGGCGGTGGCGGCACAGGCGCATCATTAACTCCTAACTTAACTGGAGGAACTGGTGTGCTAAGAACATACTACTTTGACACCAATAATGTTAAACATATTTTAAACCCAACAGCAGGAACAATTGATTACATTAATGGTATAGTTACGTTGAATAATTTTTATCCATTAAGTGTTATTGGAACTGATGGGGTTCTTTCTATATTTGCGCAACCAGATAATTATAGTTTCTCATCTAAAAATCAAATTATTTTAACATTAGATCAAACAAGCTTAACTGCAGTGTCAGTAATCTTAAACGCAGTATCATCATAATATGGCAAATACAACATTAACAACATCAGGATTATTGGAATCTCAATTTCCAGAATTCATTGTAGCCAATAATCCAAATTTTGTTGCCTTTGTTAAGGCATATTATCAGTGGCTGGAAGATTCAAATACTGGTGCTGTTCTTTATCAAACTAAAAACCTATTGAGTTATAAAGACGTAGACGAAACTACAGATCAATTCATTCAATATTTTATTAACGATTTTCTACCATACTTCCCTCAAGAAATCGCAGCTGATGAACGTAAACTAATTAAAGCTGCTAGAGAATTTTATGTAACCAAAGGTAGCGAGAATTCTTTAAAGTTTCTTTTTAGAGTTCTTTATAATGAAGATGCAGAAGTTTTCTATCCAAAGAATAACATATTAAAAGCCTCAGATGGTAAGTGGCAGATTCCACAATCAGTTAAATGTATCTTAGGAACTGGTGGATATCCAAGTGTTAATGTTGGTCCAAATTTCGACCCAAACAATCTTGTTCAAAGACAGGGTATTGGCTCTGTTTCTAACTCAACTTGTACTATTGAGTCTGCATATTTGACTGTTGATCCAGAATTCGGATTTGAAGTTGTTGAGATTTATCTATCAAATATTAGCGCACCGTTTGTCGCTGAAGAAAACCTGATTGTAAATGGCACATACGCTAACACTGAACAATTCTCATTCCAACAAAAGATTATTGGTTCTCTTTCAAATATCGTAATTAATCCAAATTATCAAGGTCTTAACTATAATGGACCAACTTATAATTTTGATGGAACTATTAACTATCCTGGAGATCCAGTTGTTATCTTTGGTGGTTTAGCAAACACTCCGCAAGCAACTAAAGCTGTTGCCTATGTCAACAATGTCAGCGTTGGATCAATCTATTCTGTCGGTACGGAAAGTGGTGGTTGGGGATATAGAACATTCCCTAACACTGTCGTTACTGTTGTTTCAGATACAGGTATTGGAGCAAATGTTGTTGTTCAATCAGTAGATTATATTAACGTTGCCGCAAACTCAATTATTGTTAATACAGATGCAATTGAATTTATTGCTAATTCAACAATTGAGTTCTACGCTAACACATATACAATCAATGGAATCTCAACTTCTGGCACAACAACTCAAACTGTAAATTTAAATACAGCAACTTTCCAAGCAAATACGACCATTGATAATTTCTATAGAAACTACTATCTTCAAGTTGTTTCTGGAACAGGACACTCAGCTTCTCCAAATATTGCAATTATTGAACAATATTTCTCATCAAATCAACTTGCTGTGTTGGGCGCACCATATTTGGGTGCAACTTTAGACTCTACAAGTAATGTTGTTCTATATGCAGATCAATATTATGGATTTGCTAATAACCAAATCTTCATTAATGGATGCACTGGTGCAGGTAACAGCTTAAGCACTGTAAATCTTCATAGCACAACATTCACACCAAGCGCAGTTAATGGTTACTATAACAACTCCTTAATTGAATTTGTGGCTGGAGCTGGAGCAGGTTCTGCAGGATTAATTACTGCATACAACGGTTCAACAGGTGTTGCTACATTTATACCACTTCCACAAACACCACCATTAAGTGTGGCTCCAAACGCAACTACAAATGCTGTTGTGTTTTACGAAAACGCTAATGTGTCCTTAAGTAAGTCGTTCACATCAACCAATCTCCAAGTTGGTAAGATCACATCGATGAATGTGATCAATGGTGGATTTGGCTTTAAATCTAAACCAACTATCTCATTAGATTCTCAATTTGAATCTGATTTCTCTGTTGTTTATGCTGGATATAACGATCCAACAAATATTTCAGAACACGCTAACACAGTACAATCTATCAGAGACATTGGCCAAATCGCAAATGTTCAAATTATTTCAGCAGGAATAGGATACGATACAACTAAAGATGTTATTGTAATCAATAACTCCCTTGGCCATGGTGCAACATTCAGCTTCACTACTCATGCTAATGGATCTATCGCAACAGTATCTGTAACAAATCCTGGCGAAGGATACACTTATCCAATCTCAACAACAACTCCAATTTATTTGGCTAACAGTGCAAATACTCAAAACGCTGCAAGTGGAACTGGTGCACAATTAGTTGCTTATGGTTTTGATGAAGGCGCGAACTTTGACGTTTCCGTAACCAACATCGGTCAAATTTATGACTTTAGAATCGTAAGTCGTGGATTCGATTATCAAACAACACCAAATGTTTCATTGGCGATTATTGACTTACCAGTTCAACAAAATAATTCTAATGTAATATTTAGATATTCAACTTTACATGAAGACGATTTCGTGTATCAGGGCGCTAATGCAAAGACTGCAACATTTACAGCATTTTTTGATAAATTTGGTTCTCAATATGCAGGATTATTGGCTAACTCCTCAATAAGACTCTACAACTATACTGGAACATTATTACCTAACGCGAATCTTGTATTCTCTAATGCTGCAATTAATGTTGCACCTGTTGTAAACAGCGGTTCTGTAGTTGCTAAGGTTTATGGTAATGGTAAAGCAAGAGCAAACGCAATCTTCTTAAACGGATTGATTCAATATCCAGGCTATTATTTAAATACCGATGGTCAATTGAGCGCAGACCAATATCTACAAGCCAATACAGAATACCATAACTTCTCTTATATTATTCAGGTTAAGGAAGCATTAACAGAATATAAAAATACACTGTTGAATATTCTACACCCAACTGGAACTCAAGTATTGTCTTATATGACAATTTCAGACAATGAATTTAACCAAATCGATTTAACTGCAAACTTATCAACATTTAATATTCTAAACGGAACAGTTACATCTAACTCATATTGGTCTAACGCAGTTCTAGTTGGAACAAGCACACACTTTGCTGCGAATGCTAAAGTTGGCGACTTTGTTGTTATCGGTTCAGGATTAGGAAACAGAGAACAAGTCAAGATTATTACAAATATTACTGACAATACTCATTTGACTATGGAAAGTAATACAATGTTCTTGGGTCCAGGATATCTAGAGACAATTAATTACAGTGCATCAAACTATACAATTTCACAGTTCAACACAACTGGAAATGCAAACACTGTAAACTTGAACACTGCCAACTTCATCGCCAACACAACAGTCGACAATTATTACAATAATGGCGTAATTCAAGTTACACATGGAAGCGGATATATCTGCAACACCATCAATTTAACTATTGGTGCAGGCAATACTGCAAACCACGTAAACCTAAACACAGCAACTTTTGCAGCCAACACCACAACTGGATACTACAACGGCTATTTCTTAAAGGTTGTGGGTGGAACAGGCGCATCAGCTTCTCCAAACACTGCAAACATTACAGCATATTATGGCGCAAACCAAATCGCTGTTCTAGATAGAAACCTAGGAGCAACTTTAGACGGAACAAGTAATGTTGTGATCTATGCTCCAAATACTGCAACAATCGTTGCTTACTATTCAGCAAATCAAATCGCAGTACTAAATACTCAATTGAAAGCTCCAATAGATTCAACAAGTAATGTGACATTGACTATACCATCTGTTTCAAATACATTTGTGGTCATGCCGCAAACAACAAATGTTTATGGTCAGATCTTAATTGGTGATGGAATCGCATTTGATCTTGGCGTCGCTAACACTAGATTTAATGCTAACGTAGTTTATGTAAGCACTAGTGGTAATGCTTTAACTGTAGATACACCAGCGAACTTGCTGACAACTAATGTTGCCAACCAGTCGTATTATATCTATCCGCAGTTTAATGGAACTTCATATACATTTATTAATAATCAATAATCAAGGTTAAACATGAGCAGCCTACTTACTGTAAAACAAAAAGTTCTTTTAGCGACAGCTTTAGAAAATTCTTGGATTGTAACTAGCAACACTTATCTTGGTATTGGAGCAGTAGTTCCTTGGGCTAATGGTTCTATTCCAAGTGCAAACAATAGCACCGATTCCGACAACTTTGTTTTTGACAATTTAGTTGCTCTTAAAAAATTAACTGCTTCTGACTTCAGTTTTGTGATTCCTAGAGTTGATTGGGCTGCAAATAGTTACTATGTCGCTTACGATAATCAACTTGACATGTTCACGTATGACGACTATGATGCTGGCAATGGTACAATTACAATTACTTCGTCAAATAATACTATTGTTGGGAACAATACAACTTTCTTCTTAGATTTTGGTGTTGGTCAATATATCGCATATGCTAACTCTGCAACTCAAAGTTACGAAACAAAAGAAATTGTTGCGATCACTTCCAACACACAAATGATAGTGAACTCTGGACCAACATTCTCAGCAACAGCAATACAGGCATTTAATTATTCATCATCTTTCCCATATTTCTATAATCAATTTTACGTTAGAAATTCATACGACCAAGTTTTTAAATGTCTAGACAGTAACGCTGGAAAAGAAATAACAAATCCAAATAATACTGGACTGCCATCAACAGTAATGCCAATGATTAGTCTTGGTGGCGATCTTCCAACTAATCCATACGTTCAAACTTCAGATGGTTACAAATGGAAATATATGTACACCATTCCTGGAGGATTAAAACAAAAGTTCTTCACCACACAATGGATGCCAGTCGTCACTGATGCTTCTGTTTTAGACTCAGCGGTACATGGTCGTATTGATATTTTAAGAATTGTAAATGGTGGAACAGGATACAACTCTAACGTTGCAACCAGCAACGCTGCAATTATTACAGTAACTGGTGATGGAACTGGTGCTAATATTGTGGCTCAAGTTGATTCAACTGGTGCAATCGTTGGCTATCAAATTCTAAATGGTGGCCAGGGTTACACTTATGCAAATGTAACTGTAAATCAATCTACTCCAACTGGAAATACAGCCGTTCTTAGAGCGATTATTTCCCCAGAAGGTGGACATGGGTCCAACACCTCCTTGGAGCTTGGTGCAACCAATATTATGTTGTGTCCCGAGTTAATCTTCGACGAAGGTGGATTAATCCCAGTAGGCTCTGGATTGTCTCCAAACCCATTTCAATACTATCAAATTTCAATTATTCAAAATCCAGAAACCAGCGCAAATACATCTAACGCTGCTTCGGGTTCAATTTACAATGTAACAATTGGAATTTACACTGGTCCAGTTAAAGCTGGCTCTTTATTTCAAATGGGCGACACAGCTTATCAAGGTCTTGTTGGCAACCCAACATTTACTGGAACAATCGTAAACTGGGATAACGTAAATAATATTCTCTACCTAAATAATATCAGAGGAACATTTACTCCTTATTCTCAAATTCAGGGTAAGTTGGGTGGATCTGCAACGGCATTTAACGAAGTTCCTCCAGGTATTCAAAGTTATACTGGAGAAATTCTTTATGTGCAAAATAGATCTGCAGTTTCACGTTCAATTGATCAGACAGAGCAGATTAAGATAGTAATCGAATTATAAGGTAACAAGAAATGCTAGATTTTGACTTATCGCCATATTATGATGACTTTAATGCGACAAATGGTGCAAACCAAAATGGTTACATGCAAATTCTGTTTAAGCCAGGATATGCTGTCCAAGCTCGCGAATTAACACAAATCCAGTCAATTCTACAAAACCAAATTGGTGAATTTGCTAATAATATTTTTGTAAACGGTTCTATCGTTTCTGGTTCTGAATTAACATACGACAACAGCGTTACTTCTTTACAATTACAACCATATCAAGGTAATATTCCAATTACACTTGAAGACTTCAACGATAAATTGATTGTTAATTATAACTCTGGTCCACAAATCATCAGAGCAAAAGTTATTGCCGTCGATACAAGTCTTGCAAGCAACACTTCCGCTGGTGCACTTGCCGTTAAATATTTAACAGGTATTGAATTTGCCGATGGCGATGAAATTCAAACTGTTGTTACTGGTGCTGAAAGTTCAGATATTGGTACACTTTTAACTGCCAATTCATCTAGTGCAGCTTCTATTGTAAGCATTAATGGTGGCGTTTTCTTTGTTGATGGATATTTCGTAACGCTAGATCCACAAACAATTATTTTAGATTCTTTAAGCAATCTTCCAACTTGCATGGTTGGTTTGAATATTGAAGAAAATGTTGTTAATTATACATCAGACTCAGCGCTACTTGATCCTGCTCAAGGCTCATTTAACTATCAAGCTCCAGGTGCTGATCGTTATCAAATTAAATTAGTTCTAGCTCAAAGATCATTAGATTCTCCAGATACTTCTAAGTTCATCAGATTGATGACTATTGAAAATGGTGTTGTAACAAGTCAGCTTGGAAATCAATACATCAACAATCCAGTTCTTGCTCAAAGAACATATGATCAATCAGGCAACTTTACTGTAAAACCATTTATTGTTACAGCTGCTGATAATACCGCTGATTCTAATAATGCAACTTTCCTATTAGACATTGCTCCAGGCAGAGCATACGTTAAAGGATACGAGTTTGATACAACTGGTAAAATTTCTATTGTTGTTGATAAAGCTAGATCTACAAATACATCTAACAGTTATTTCTTAACTTTAGATTATGGTAACTATGTGACAACAACAAATGTCCACTCAGGTAATGCTGGATTCTTTAATTTGACACAATTCCCGAATGTTGATCTTCACATGATCACATCAGCTCAAATTAACACAGCAAACCAATGGGCATATTCTAATACAAAAATTGGTACAGCAAGAATCAGAGATATTGAATATGCTGGATCAAATTCTTTTTATGCATATTTGACAGATATCAAAACAAATCCGATTACTGCTAATGCTGGAAACGTTTCTTCTAATACACGTTATTTGAGTCTTCCTGCATACTTCTCAACTGTTGCTAATGCTTATATTGGCACAACAATTAGCATTGTTGCAGGTAACTCATCAGGTGACGTTAGAAACGTAGTCACCCATGATACTTCAAATGGCGCTCTTTATGTTGACGTTCCATTCAGTCAACTACCAAGCCCAAATACTCAATTTGTGTTAAATTACGGAACACAAAGTATTCAAACAATGGTGCAGACTCCAGCAACATATACTGCTGCTAATGTCTATGCAACTCAAAATGCAATCAATGGTGGCGTTTATCCTGTGTTGGATATTTCACCATTGGGTCAAACTTCTGTAACTCCAGGATCAACTATTCCAGGAAACACAATCGTCTATCAAAGCACTGGTTACAACACATTGTTGTTCCCATTACCAAACAGCTATGTTTCTCAAAATTCAATTAGCAAAGTTTCTTTCTATTCAAGAAAGACTTTACTTTCTCAAACATTCGCTTCTGGTAATTTAACAATTTCATCAGGTTCTGGTTTAAACACTGGTACTGAAGTTCTAACCTTTGGTGTCACAAACGGTTGGGTCAGCGACATTCTTGCAAACGAAGATGTGTTCGTTGTCGTTAAGAGCAACACAGGAAGCACATTAGCGAACGGTACTGTTATCGTCTTTAATAAGAACGGCGGTGCATGTACTTCAGGAAATGGTATTTACCAAACCTCACCAACAAGCATGACAATTAATGTCGCAAGCGGCGGCACATTTACTGGTGATATTATTTTCACAGTCCAAGAAGGTAATCCAACTGGTGCTGAAACTTATGCTCGTAGAACAAAGACATTAGTTCCAGCAAACGCATTCGTTCAGTTACAAACTTATGACATTCCATCAACTGCAACAGCTGTTCTTGGTGTCACTGGCGTCAGCGTAAATACTTCAACTGGATACATCTGGTTCAACGGCAGCTCACCAATTACAAGTTTAACTGCTGGTGTTCCACAAAGTCTATATGTTCCAGACATTGTAAATATTGTTAAAGTTTATGATTCTGGAAACTTATCATATGCTCCAAATACAGTAAATGCAATTGATTTGACATCAAGCTTTACATTCTCTACTGGACAAACAGATAACTATTATGACCACGGTTCAATAACATTGAAGCCTGGATATCCAGCACCACAAGGTCAAGTTCTTGTTGTAACTCAATTCTTTAATCACGATACAACAGCTGGATTCTTCAACGCCGATTCATACTCATCATCAATATATGCATCTGGCGCAATTCCAGTATACAACTCCGCTAAATTAGGACAAATTAATTTAAGAGATACTATCGACTTTAGACCAACAAGAACTATTGGTACATTGTCAAATGTAGCAACATTTACGCTTTCTCCGTTTATTACTCCTGATCCTGAATATCCAATGGAGTTAAACTATTCTTATTATCTTCCAAGAATAGACAAGTTGGCGCTATCATCAACACAAACATTTAAGTTGATTTCTGGAACACCATCATTGACTCCAGTTGCTCCACCTGATTCTGAAAATTCAATGACATTGTATAATATTAATGTACCAGCGTACACATATTACAGTTCTAATGTCGGATTGACATATGTCAACAACCAAAGATATACAATGGCTGACATTGGCAATTTAGATAGAAGAATAACTGCTATTGAACAATATGTTGTTCTGAGCCAATTACAACAAAGCGTTCTTCAACAATCTGTTGCATATCAAAATGGAAGCGCTGTCAAGAATGTTTATGGTGCTGTAACTGACTCATTTAATGATAACAGTATTCTTGATGTAAACAATCCAGATATTTCTGTATCATTT